GCCAATGAGGCTGCTATCGCTGATGTAAAAAATGATGTAGCCGAAGTAAAGGCTGCTGTGGTAACTATGGATGAGGCTGCTAAGAAGAACCAAGCTGCTCTTGATCAACTGATTGCTGAGAAGTCAGCTAAGAAGGTTGACAACAAGAACAAGTCTTTCGGTGAGGCTTACAACGAGGCTATCGCTGAGGCTTTTGAAGCTAAGCAAGCTGAACTCAAAGAGTTCCAAAAGAACAAGAATGCCAAGCTGACTATCGACCTTAAGTCAGTAGGTACAATGACCCTCGGAGACAACCTCAGTGGTGATGGTGTAGCTAACTACAACCAGCGTCAAGGTTTGGTGCCTGCTCAGAAGATCAACATGCGTGATCTTATCCCTACTGCTGTATCTCCCACTGGACTTTATGTAACCTATCGTGAGACTGGTTCTGAAGGTTCTATCGGTGTTCAGTCTGAGGGTATTGCAAAAAGCCAAATCGACTACGATTTGACTGAAGTAAAGGTTGTATCTGACTACATCGCTGGCTTTGCTCGTTTCAGCAAGCAGATGATGTTCCAACTGCCTTTCTTGCAGAACACTTTGCAGAGAATGCTGCTCCGTGATTTCTACAAGAAGGAGAATGCTACCTTCTTCAGCACTGTATCTTTGGCTGCTACTGGTTCAACTACTACCTCTGCAACTGTTGATGCTGAGCAACTGGTTGACTGGATTGCTAACCAACTGGCTGCTAACTTCGATGCCTCTTTTGCTTTGGTATCTTACCAGCAGTGGGCTCGCTTGCTCAAGACTAAGCCTTCTGACTACTCTGTGCCTGGTGGTGTTGTAATCGACCCTTCTGGTAACGTACGTATCGCTGGTGTACCTGTAATTGGTGCTTCTTGGGTAACTGATGACAAGGCCCTAATCATCGACTCTAACTATGTAGAAAGAGTTGAGACTGAAGGTCTGCGTGTTGAGTTCTCTTATGAGGATAGCGACAACTTCCAAAAGAACTTGGTAACTGCTCGTGTTGAGTGCTTTGAGGACATCAACCTCCTCCGCACTGATGCTGTTATCTATGCTGACTTTGGTAATGTCTAATATAGGTGCTGTGGTTTGATGTGGTGGGGCCGGTTTCGGCTGGCCCCTTTTTTTAATAAATCTCTATGCTGTATAATCTACTTATTGACTGGCAAGTTGTTAGCGATGTTACTCCTATTGAGGAGCCAGTGCAATTACAAGAAATGAAGGATTATCTTCGTCTTGAAGGCTTTATAACAAGCCCACTAAATACTTCATCCACTTTTATGGATGATAACTTACTGATTGAATCATTGATTGTGTCGGCAAGAGAAAGAATAGAGGACTTTACTGGCTTATATCTCAGAAGAAGGAATGTTCAAATAGAGTTTACCAACTTAGCTGGTAATTTTGAGATTCCGTTCCAGCCAGTCAACTCAATTAGCTATGTCTATGATGATGAAGGGGATAGCATTGCAACTGATGACTTTGAGGTGTCTATGAACAATAGAATCTTCAAGAGTCCTCATTTACCAAACATGCAAATGACCTTTCAAGCTGGTTATTCTTTGGCTACCTTGCCAAAAGGGTTGAAGGAAGCTATAATGAAAGAAGTAGCCTATCGCTATATCAATAGAGGGGATGAGAATGTAGATGGGTTGAGCAAAGAGGCTATGAACTTAGCTGCTAGGTATAAAACTACAAACTGGTTAGGTTAATGGGAATAGGTAACTATAAGCCAATTAAATTGTATAGATATGATCTTGGACTGCCATCTCAAAGTGGCAACTATTCCGAGAACTCAACTGTTAGCTATTTATTATGGGCTGAGGTTACTGATGAAAGTGGAAGTAGAACCGTAAATGATGGAATGGTATCTCTTAATGATACTAAATCATTTAGAATATATTATAGAGGTTACAACCCTTATGCCAGATATAGAATAGAATATTATGGTAATTTCTATGAGATAACTGCGGCTAGAAGAATTGATGAGAAACGATTTAACTGGGTACTAACAGCAAGCACAATACTTTGATAAAGATTAATGTCATAGGGATAGAGAGTTTGCAAAAGCGAATTGCCAAAGCTTCAAATGATGTTAAGGTGCTCGTTGATGCGGAATTGCAAGCATCTGCTATGGACTTTGTTGCATTAGCAAAGAGAGACTTAGCAACACAAGGGGGCGATCGTGGAACCTTGTTAAGGTCTATTGCCTACACAAAAGAGAGCAACATGGCTTATAAGGTTAGTGCAAATGCGGTTTATGCTCCATTCATAGAATTTGGCACTAAGAGCAAATTCAACCCCTATCCAGGCACAGAGCAATTTGCTGCCCAATTTAGGGGAACAAAGCAAGGAGGAGCTATTAAGCTCATCGATGCAATAAAGGGGTGGGTAAAGAGAAAGGGGATTGCTAAAGGTAAGGAAGCCGATAGAGCAGCCTTTTTGATTGCTCGTTCTATATTTAGGAATGGTATTAGTCCAAAGCCATTCTTTTACAAGCAGATTATACCGGTTAGGACTAAATTATTACAGAATCTAAACAGAGTGTTAGATGCCATATAAAGCAGCATTGCCAGCCTTAAAGAATGCATGGTATGAACTTGTGTCTATGAATGCACAATTACCTGTGTTTAAAGATGTTGTGCCTACTGGTACAACTGGCAGCTACATACTCATTAGTGGAGAAACATCAAGCCAATCAGAGTATAACAACTCTGCATTTTTACAGACAGCGGTAATAAGATTAGAGATAATTGTAAAAGCAAATGTAATCCCAAATCCTTTTGCGGCTGAGTTTAATATCCAAATATTAAATGATCAAATAATGCCAACACCAAACACAACTAACCTTGTTGTAACTGATTTTCAGATTACAAGTGTTAGAGTCCAGTCAATAGACCAATTAGTAGAAGATGATGGGTCAAATCCGACCTTTAGATATATAATTAGATACGAGCATTTGTTAAACCAAATATAAATAAAATAAAATGGCAGATCCTACAACAATCTCCGGCAGTGTAATGTTCATTGAATATTCTGACACTCCCGCAGGTGCAAGAAAGTCGGCTGTATGTCAGAGTGAGGGATCATTCGATGGCAGCCGCAATGTGGTTAGTGATGAAACTAACTGTGGAACCCTAAAGACATTAGGACCCCAAAACAACCGATTCACTCTGAATGCAGTTGTTGATACAGCTCCTGATGCTTCTGAGGCTTCTTTTAATGATTTCCAAACGATGTATGCTAACAATACTAAAAAGTATTGGCATCTCACCGATTCAGCCGAGACTGTCTATCATGGCGGTTATGGTTGGATTGCCTCTTTAGGTCAGCAGAACGTAAGCGGTCAGACTGCTAAGTTTACAATGACTATTGAGATTGAAGGAGACATTGATACTGAACCCACAAGCTAATAACACATGAAACAAATCACACACACAATTGGAGGTAAGGATGTAACATTGGATGTCGGTAAGATGTGGTTCTCAAAGTTCTACGGAGAGGCTACATCTTCTGACCCCTTGTTAATGTCTGAGCTTCTAAGCAAGCCCGACAAGCAATTTGACTTTATCTGTGGCCTCGTTTATGGCGGCTTAAACTGCTATAACAAGGTCAATGGCATCAAGGAATTTATCCCTATTGAGCAGGTCCAAGAGTGGGTCGGTGCAATGGATGAGACCGATGCGGCCAGTCTTATTAATAAGTTTGTCGAGGCTAATAAACCTAAAGACCAGGGGGAAGACCCAGCCCAAGTGGCAAATCCTTAACTTGGGATGAGATGAGGTCGGAAGCCTTTGGTCAGATTGGCCTGCTTCCGGTTGACTTTTACGGTTTGGAGGTCGATGAGTACCTTTTGTTGAGAAAGGGATATATCGAAAAGGTAAAGACAGAGTCTTTGTTATTGAGGTTTCAGACAGCCTTAATATGCGAGGCTTTGATAGGTAAGGGCAATGGGGCTAGGTTTGTCATGGATAGCTGGCAGCTTGAATCTAAAGAAGATATTAGCCAAGAGCAAATCCGAGCACTCCTTAAGGCCAAGAAAGAGAAAGAAGCCCTAAAAAGGCTTAAAACAAAGCAGAATGGCTGAATTGCAGATACAGATAGCGGCAGATGTCAATAGTGCGGTAAAGGGCTTAAATTTAGTCCAAGCCGAGATGGTAGATACTGGCAAGGCTGCTACCACGATGGGCAATTCTGTTACCCAAGCCACAACCAAACTAAGCCAACTACCTCAACAAGCTAACCAAGCTGGTACTGCTGTGGGCAATCTTAGCCGAATTGTGCAAGATGCCCCTTTTGGTTTTATAGCCATCTCTAACAACTTACAGCCATTATTTGATGACTTTCAGCGACTAAAAGCAACAACTGGGTCAACTGGGGGTGCTTTTAAGTCTTTAATCACTGCCATTGCTGGCCCTGCTGGTATTGGGTTAGCCTTTGCGGCTGCTACTTCTTTAGTTACTGTATTTAGCAAAGAGATATTTGGTTCTGGCCAAGCAGCTAAGAAAGCCAAGGATGATATTGCTGAGTTTAACAAATCCTTAGACGATGCTCAAGCCTCGGCCTTATCTAGTGGCTTACAACTGCAAAAGTTTGTAGAGATAGCCAAGAATGGCAACTTACCACTTCAGCAAAGAAATGAAGCTTTAAGCAAAGCCAATGATATTCTGGGCGAATACGGACAAAAGTTGACATTAACCAATGTCGCTACTGCCAGAGCCACTGAATTAGTCAATCAATATACACAAGGGTTGATTGCTCAGGCTTTGGCTAACCAGTTGGCTGATCGGGCGGCTACTTTGTTAATTAACCAAGCTAATGCCCAGAAATCAGTCACAGAGGCTCAGTTGGCTTATAATAAAGCACAAGCAGCCTTTATTAATAGGCCTCAGCTCAGTCTGAGAGAGCAAGAGTTAGGTCGTGGCCAAACCTTTATAATTGAGAGAGATAATGCCTTAAAAGCCCTCAATCAAAGGCAAGAGGAGTATGCTAACATTACTAAGGAGATTACCGGTGTAACTACTTTATTTAATGAGCAAGCCTTAAAGTCAACTAATTTACTTGGCAATGTTGGGCAAAAGGTTAAAGGGGGGAAGGTTAATGTAGATTTTGAGGTCATACCTGGGATTAGCAATCTTTCAGAGTTTGAGGCAAAATTAGCTGGCCCTTTGCCTAGTTTATTGCCTGACTTACAAAAGGCTATCAAGAATATACAAAACGACCCTAAGAATGTAAAGATTCCTATTAAACCAAATCTTCAAGCAACTGAAGCAGATAAAGAGTTTGTAGATTTTGCCAATAGCATAAGTCAGGCTTTGCAGAATGCTTTACAGCAAGGGTTAGAGGGTATCGGTGAGAGCTTTGGAAATCTTTTGTCAGGAGATGATTTTGGCAAAGGTATTTTAGATGTAATTAGCTCATTACTTACTGCAATAGGTAAAGCCTTAATCGCTTACGGTATTGCAAAGGATGGTATTGATAAAATATTAGGAGCTGGCGGTATCGCAATCCCAGGGGTGGCCGCAATAGGAATTGGTATTGCCACAATAGCTGCTGCATCTCTGCTAAAAAACTTTGGAGGTGCAAGAGCATTAGGTGGCCCAGTTAGTGGTGGAACTCCTTATCTTGTAGGAGAAAGGGGGCCAGAGTTATTTGTGCCTTCAGTAAGTGGGGGAATTGTACCAAACAATCAAGTAGGATCAATGATGGGTGGTAGAGGAAATGGTGGTGGTTCGGGAATGTCTGTTCTAAGAGGGCAAGATATTTTACTGGCTTATGCTAGAACACAAAGAAGTCAACTAAGAGTCAATGGCTAACTTTTACAAAGGTAGTTTTGTTAATACGCAAGTAGATTATTCGGACAATAGCCCGAATGAGCAGACTATTTATGTAAAGATTACAAACACAGCAGAAAATGATTTGACTGAGGTCGAACTAGAGACAGCAGATGCCCCAGTGGTTTTACAAACCGTTGACAACTCAGAGGATAAGTTTACCCCTATAAAAAGTAAAAGCTGCAATCTTAGAGTATTTACTAATGATGAGGTAAATGCCATGACCTTTGCTGGAGGTGGCGATCAGCAATATAAAGTAGAGATTGCAGTAGGCACTGAGTCAGATGTTATATTTACCGGTTGGCTTTCTATTTCTGACTTAGGCCAGACCTTTCAGCCAGACCCTAATGTATTAGAATTGACTGCTACTGATGGCATAGCCTTTTTACGAGACTTGCCTTTATCAGATAATGAGGGTAGATACTTAACTGGGCCGCATCCGCTTGTCAAATATATTAGTTGGTGCTTGCAAAAGACCGGGTTGGAATTACCAATCTGGATTGAAATGAATTTATTAGAGGTCTCAGCTACCTACGATGTGGCTGCTGACCACTTTTATAATATGCTTTATATTAATGCTCAGACCTTTGAAACGAGCATTGGGGAGCTTGAGAATTGCTTCTCCGTATTAGAGAAAATACTTAAAGAGTTTTGTGATATAAGCCAGCAAAAGAATGTCTGGTTTATTCGTTCAACAGATGAGGCTGGGTATGCAATAAAGAGAGTTTGTAAGTTCGACTATGCAGGCGACCCTATTGCCTTTGATGCCCCTTTTCTGGTTAAAGATATTGGAGCTAACTATGACATCGCTTTTATGAACGATGATGCGAGGTTAAGCCTCCAAAGGCCCTATAAAGCGGTCCATCATACCTTTGACTACAACTACCCAGCCGAGATTGTACAAAATATAGATTTTGAGAGGGGTGAGGTCGTTTCTGCCCCTGATCCTACTGCTGCCAACTCCACTGGGGTTTATCGGCCTGAGGGATGGGTATTGGCTAGGGCTGGAGATGGTACTGGAGGGGCTTGGTTAGACCTTTATCAGCAAGCAGGAGCCAGAGGGGAGCTGATTAAGGAGTTTGAGTACGGCTACGAGAAAGAGAGATATTTTGTAGTCGAGCATGAGGATGTCTCTGGGGCTGATTTTATCCACTACCTAAAAAGTACACCCTTTTATGTACAAAAGGGCGATAAGCTACAAATCTCAGTCGATGTTGGTCAAGATGTCAACATTAACACAATAAATCCAATCCATGTATGGTTAGAGGCTGACACAAACTACTACACATGGCAATATGATAACACAAACCCATCTTCAATTATAAATCAATGGGTCAGCAAACCAAAGCCATTAACTGCTTCAATATCAGATAATCCTTTTACAGAGATGTGGCGGACAAATCTTGATAATGCTTTAGATTCAACTGATGAGCTGCCTAAATACACAAATATTAGCTCAGAGCTAGAGGTGCCTGCCAATGGTCGCATTTGGGTAAGACTAGCAGTAAACTCAAACATTTTTGCCCCTATTTATTTTAATAATTTAAGCATAAACCTAACCCCTAGAATTAATGGCTCTTATGCAAAATACAAAGGGCAACAGCATACCTCTGAGCAGCAAGTAGATAACATGGCGGTCAGGAATGAGACTGTTTATGTGTCTGATGCTCTTAGAATTGAAATGAAAGGGGCTTTGTTACTAACAGAGTTAGGCGATACTTTATACAATGGCAATGCTATCTTTGCTGCTGGCAATGGTGTTAACTTAGATGGCTTTTATACACCTTTCTTTAACATCAACGACTATGTAGATGTTAGCTTTACTAGCCTTAATAATGGCAAGTATCGCATTGTGGCGGTAGAATACTCGCTTATCCCTAATAAGACCATCTTAACCTTTGCTGAGCCTACACAAAGCGAAACGGTAGGAGCAGCACAATTAAAAGCCTATGACTATACTTTGTCTGGCAACTTTTACGACTCAATAGAGTTTCAAGGTAGCCCTCCCCAAGAGGATCAGTTACCCTATGGCCAACATCAGAACCAAGCGGTCTGGAATCAATATAACCGAGTCTTTACAGCCTTTGAGGCTACTTGTGATGGCTTAGATACTGATAAGACTTATGATGGATTGCCTGACTTACCAGACTTGCTTCATGTTTATAGGCAAAGAGATACACACCCAGCTACCACAAATAAACTGTTCAAGCTGCTGCATTTCGAGCAAGATACCGATAACTGCGAATGGGGTCTTTATATGATTGAGGTTGTAGATAGTACAATCCCCAAAACTTATGAAGGTCATTCGTTCAAATATATACAAGAATGAACGATGGTAAAGTAGTCAAAGGGTCCAATATGATTGCCTCTATTAAGGTAGAGGGCAATTACTATCCGGTATTTTGTGCCAAGTCATGCTC